AATTCAAAGAAGAAATTTTGGAATTAGAAAAACTGGAGCACTTCCCAAAATTGTTTTATAAATACATAAAAAAGTAATAATATGTCTGCATTTGTAACAGATAAATTTAGAATATTGAATGCTGATTCTTTTGTAGAGTCAATCAGTAATAATTCTTATTATATTTTTCTGGGATTAACAAATCCAGATAATACTACAGTTATTTCTGGAGAAGGTCCAACAGAAAATGATGGTTTTGGTAGATTGATAAACTGGGATACTAGTACAGCAAATAATCCCGTAGATAATTTACAATATCTTTCACATTATAGAGATACTTGTTTATTCGGAAAAAAAATAATCTCAGAAAATGCTAGAAGAGTTGTAAAAAAATATGAATGGGTTCAAAATTCTCCATATGATGTTTATAGGCATGATTATGGTCCAAGCAATGTATCTTTAGTATCTCAATCGGAAAGATTATATAGTTCAAATTACTATGTAGTCACAAGTGAATATAAAGTTTATATTTGTATAGAAAATGGTTCTTCTGGAACTGGAACTGTTTCAAGATCTCAAACAGAACCTAATCATACTGATATTGAACCAGTATCATATAATGATGGATATAAATGGAAATATCTTTTTAGAGTTTCACCTGCTGATGTAATAAAATTTGATTCGACTGAATATATTATTCTCCCAAATGATTGGATGACTACAACTGACAGTGAAATTCAATCTATTAGAGAGGGTGGAGATTCTTTCAATAATAACAATCAAATAAAAACAGTTTATATTGAAAATGGTGGTTCTGGTTATGGTGATAGCTTTACTGCAAATATTTTAGGTGATGGTGTTGGTGGAACAGTATTTGTTTCCACAAGTTCTGGTGTCATTGATAATGTAATTGTTACAAATGGTGGATATGGATATACATATGGAACAATAGAACTTTCTGGAGGATCTGGTGCAAAATTAGTTCCAATCATTCCACCATCAAAAGGACATGGATATGATATTTATGATGAATTAGGTGCCGATAAAGTTTTATTATATGCTAGATTTGATGATTCTACTAAGAATTTCCCAGTGGATACAAAATTTTCACAAGTTGGAATATTGAAAAATCCAGAAACTTTTTCAAGTTTAAGTAGAACTAATCAAAATTTCACAGAAAATACATTTTCAGCACTTTATTCAATTGCACTACAAGATTCTGTTTCAGTGGAAATAGGAAATTTAGTAACTCAGGATCAGGGAAACGGAATAGTTGCAGAAGGATATATTGCATCTTTTGATAAAGAAACTAAAATTTTAAAATATTATCAAGATAGATCTTTATCTTTTGCAAATAAAAATGACCAAACTGATTCTACATATGTCAATAAAAATATAATTCCATTTGTTTCTACAGAAAGTGTTTTAGTTAATGCAAATAATATAGGAAATTCTGTAAATGTAGAAATTGACACAAGTATTAATAATACAAATCAACTAACAACTGATAGTGGAAAAGTTGTAGATTTGGGCGTCACTTTTACAAATGGTCTTTCTAATCCACAGATAAATAAAAAGACGGGAGATATAATTTATATTGATAATCGACCAATTGTTGAGAGAAACTCTAGACAAAAAGAAGACATTAAAATTATTCTGGAATTTTAAAAAAAATGGCACAAAAAACCGATTTAAATGTTAGTCCATATTATGATGATTTTGATAAGAATAAAAATTTTAATAAAGTTTTATTCAAACCAGGATATCCAGTTCAGGCTAGAGAATTAACAACTTTACAATCCATTTTACAGAATCAAATTGAATCTTTTGGTAATAATATCTTTAAAGAGGGGTCTTTGGTTATACCAGGATCTATTACTTACGATAATCAATTTTCTGCAGTAAAACTAAACTCTTTTAATTTAGGTGTAGATATATCTACATACATTAAAAGTTTTATAGGTAAGACAATAACAGGGCAGAGTTCTGGAGTAACTGCATCAGTTCAATATGTATCTCTCCCATCAGATAGTGATTTAGTTGAATATGTAACAATTTATGTAAAATATATTAATGTTGGATTTGATTCTCAAACAGCAATTTTTCAAGATGGAGAATCATTAATAGCAGATGAAAATGTAACTTATGGAAATACTACCATTGTTTCTGGCACAACTTTTGCTTCATTAATATCATTAAATTCTACATCTACAGGATCTGCAGTATCAATTGATGATGGTGTATATTTTGTTAGAGGTTCTTTTGTTAATGTTTTCAAACAAACTATTATATTAGATTATTATACAAACACTCCTTCATATAGAATTGGATTAAGAGTTTCAGAATCCGTAGTTAATGCAAAAGATGATCCATCTTTATATGATAATGCAAAAGGATTTACTAATTTTGCTTCTCCTGGAGCAGATAGATTTAAAATTTCTTTGACACTAGATAAAAAATCTTTAACAGATTTAAATGATACTGATTTTATAGAATTACTCAGAATAGATAATGGGAGAATAAAGAAAACTGTAAATAAAACTGAATATAATGTAATTAGAGATTACATTGCGGAAAGAACTTATGACGAATCTGGGCATTATGCTGTAGATGAATTTACAATAAATTTATTAGAATGTTTGAATGATAGAATAGATAATGGTGGAGTATATTTAGAAAATGAAATAACAGATCAAGGTAATATTCCTTCAGACAATTTAATATGTGCTCAAATATCTCCAGGAAAAGCGTATGTTTCTGGATATGATGTTGAATTTGATTCAATTCAATCTATAGATATTGAAAAACCAAGAGATACTGAAAATGTTTCTAATTTTAGTGTTCCATTTGAAATGGGACATTTATTAAGAATTAATAATGTAAGTGGATTTTTAAAGGAAAATGAAAAAATTGACTTAAAAAGTAATTTTAAAGGAGATTCACCATCTACTATTGGGCAAGCAAGAGTTTACACATTTAATTTAACTGATGCAGCATATTCTGGAAATTCTACCCAATGGGATTTATATCTTTATGATATTCAAACATACACAAATATAACTTTCAATAGAAGTATAACTACCTCCGAAATTCCTACATCTTCTTTTATTAAAGGAAAAAGTAGTGGGGCAACAGGATTTGTTGTATTGGGTGCAAATAGTTCTTCTTTAAATCTTAGCCAAACTTCAGGTATTTTCGTAAATGGTGAACAAGTTATTATTAATGGAATAGAATCTCCATTAATAATTAAAAATTTTACAGTATACAGTTCTAAAGATATTAAATCTGTTTCTCAGTCTGGTCATTCTGGATTTCAATCTTTTTCCGCAGATTTATCTTTAAAAAAGAAAAAATTGTCTAATGGAATTACAGAAGTTCGTATCAGTTCCGGAACAGTAACGAGTCCTGGAAAGTTATTTTCAGGAATTTCTATTGGAGATATTTTTAGTACAATTGAAAATGATAAATTAAAATATAATGAAATTACTAATATTTCTGCAGATTTATCATCATTTACAATTTCTGGAATAACAACTGTTTCTGGAGTATTTGATGGTTCTATTATCGGAAATGGAAATTATACTCCAGAACTTAGATATTCGGAAATTAAAAATAGTGAAAATGCGTATCTTTATGCCAAATTACCAGAAAATAACATTTCTTCAGTAGATCTTTCAAATTCACAATTATTAATATCAAAACAAATAACTGGAGAAACGACAGATTCTTCTGGAGTTTTAACTTTTAATACTTCTGCAACTGGTATTGATAATGTAGTATTTGAATCTTTTGATCAAGAAAGATATGGAATAGGGTACAGTGGTAGTGGAATTGGTACAATCACCTCAGATGCATTTAGTATAGATACATCAACAAATACTGTAACTATTAGGGGATTGTTACAAAATCAATCCTCAAATACAGTAGTAAATACTACTCTCAAAAAAACTGGTATTAAAAGTAAAATTAAAAAATATATAAGAAGTTCTGTAAAAGTTGTAAACTTTTCAAAGTTCCCACAATCTGGTTCAGTTGCTGTTGGCAGCGGATCATCATCAATTCCAGATGGTCTAATTTACAATCCATATTATGGATTGAGAGTTCATGATGAAGAAATTTCCTTAGATGTTCCAGATGTAGCAAATGTTTTAGCAATATATGAGTCAACAGGATCAAATGATCCAACTTTAGATCAATTAGAATTTTTATCTTCATCTCAGGTAGATACTGATACAATTATTGGAGAAAATATTATTGGATCTGAAAGTGGTGCAATTGCAAGAATTGTATTAAATTCTTCTTCATCTTCAGTATCTTCAAATCATCTCGCCATTATATACTTAAATGATGAAAGATTTTTAGTTGGAGAAAGAGTAACATTTACTGAATCTAATGTAGAATCTACAATTCAATCAATTATTTTTGGCAAATATAAAAATATAACAAATAACTTTGTCTTAGATAAGGGACAAAAAGATGAATATTACGATTATTCTAAATTAGTTAGAATTGGATCTCAATCTCCAGAAAAAAGACTTCTGATTGTATATGATCATTATATAGTTCCATCATCTGATGATGGTGATGTTTTTACTGTACTAAGTTATGATAAAAATAGATATTCTAAAGATATTCCCAGAATAGGAAAAGAAAATATAAGAGCTTCTGATGTTCTAGATTTTAGACCAAGAGTTCAAAATAATTCTTCTACAACAAAATCACCATTTGCATTTGAGTCTAGAGTATTTACATCAAATTCGATAAAATATAATTTAAAACCAGGTGAAAGTTCTATAATTAGTTATGATTTTTATTTGCCAAGAATTGATCAAGTTTATTTGGATAAATTTGGAACTGTGGTATATGAAAAAGGAAGTTCTTCTAAAAATCCCATTCCCTTTAAATATGAAGACAATGATTTGATGAACATAGCAGAAATTTATCTCCCTGCTTATTTGTATAATATTGATGATGCTAGGGTAAATATGATTGACAATAAGAGATATACTATGAAAGATATTGGAAATATTGAAGATAGATTAGAAAACTTAGAAAATATTACATCTCTTAGCTTATTAGAAATAAATACAGAATCTTTAAGAATAGAAGATAGTTCTGGAAATATTAGATTTAAATCTGGAATTTTTGTAGATGATTTTTCTAATGATTCATTATCTGATAAATCTTTATCAAAAATAAGTATAAAAGATAATTCTCTTAGACCGTATACCTTTTCAAATACACTTAAACAAAGACCATTGCCTTCAGAAGAAATTTCTGAAAGTAATCTAGATCTATCACAAAATTATAATTTGTTAGATCCTAATGTTCAAAAAACTGGAAATTTAATTACTTTAAAATATGATTCTGTAAAATGGATTGAACAAACTCTTGCCACAAATTCTGAAAATGTAAATACTTTCAGAATAGTTGAATTAAATGGAATTATTACATTATCTCCAAAATTTGACAATAAAACTAGAGTAATAAATATTCCATCAAAAAGTAGAATAAATCAAACAATTATTGATAGTAAATACATTAGTTCTCGAAATATTTCATTTTTTGGTAGGAGTCTTAAACCATTTGCGAAACATTATCACTTTTTTGATAATCACAGTAATCTTGATTTTGTTCCAAAGTTGATTGAAATTGCGAATAGTCCAAATTTAGTGAATAGTGGATCTTCTAATTCATCATTTAGGGTTGGAGAAACTATATTTGTCTACCATGAAAATAAAAAAATAGGAAAATTTAGATTAGCATCATCAAATCACAAAGAAGGGCAATTTAATTCACCAACTAGAGTATATACTGTGAATCCATATTCTAGAGTAAATACTCTACCAATTTCATATAGCCAATCATCAGAAACAATTAATATAGATTTAAATTCACTTTCTGCAGAAGATCAAGGAAGTTTTTATGGGTATGTTAAGAAAGGTGCTAAAATAGTTGGTCAAACAAGTAAATCTATTGCTTATGTTAAAGATCTAAAATTAGTTGCAGATAATACTGGAGATTTATTTGGATCTATTTTTATTAAAGATCCTTATGTAGATCCAACACCCAATCCAAGAATTTTAGTTGGTAAAAAAACTTTTACACTTACATCCAGTTTAACAAATAGAAAGCAAACTGTAAGTGGATCACTTATTTCTAGAGGTGATGCATTATATTATAGTAATAGTGATTCAAATAATTTGATTACAAAAACTACATCTTCAACAAGAATAAGTCCATTGGCACAATCTTTTTATGTCGGCGGTGATATTGAAATAACAGATGCAATCGGACAAAATGATGATGCTAATGGAGTATTTTTGACAGCAGTTGATTTATTTTTTGCAAAAAAACCATCTAATGATATTCCTA